AGCAACTGCTAATTCTTCATTAATTAGTAAACCAACTCTATAACTTGGTGAGTTAGAGTATTGATCTAAAACAACAGTTTCTGGATTGACAGTTACAAAAAATCCTCTAATGAAGTATACACCAGACTCAATTTTTACTGCAGAACCAACGGATGTTGAACCAGAAATGATAGTTGTTGCAAAAGTTGTATCTTCTCTTAAAGACGATACTCCGTAAGAAACATTTTCTTCAACAATCAAGTTTTCTCCATCTAGGAACGTACTTGTTGAAAAGTTTGTATTACTAGAACCTTGATATTTAATGTATAGTGTATAATTACCTCTTTCTGAAGTTGCATTACTAATGAAGTTTTCTACTTTTGCAGTAACACCACTTACTTCTCCTCTAATTTTTTTACCAATCATTTCATTGATATACAATGAAACAGGTATACCTAAATGGGTTTCATCAATCTCAACACAAGTATAGTTGGAATCATATGATATTTGACCAGGCACAACCATAGCACCTTCTTTGAAGAAGTGCTGACCAAATTTTTCAATTTGATTTTGTAAGATAGATTGTAAAGTTGTTAATTCTCTTGCCTGTATTGGAGTAGCAGGCTTAAACAACACTCTCTGATAATTTTTATCAGATTCAAAGTCATCAAAATATGGAGAAATATTTAAATTTGTATTTTGTGGCATTTTTTTTTAGAACTCCAATATGATTTTAATATCTTCTTTTTGATTAGCCGATCTTGGGATTGGTTGCCTGTTATCGACGTAGATTATGTCACCTGATTTTTTGTTAAACTCTGCAGAAGAAATCCCAGAAACAAAAGTACTACCTAACTGATATGTCCTATTATTTATTACGGTACTAACACCAGTAAAATTAGTATCAACTGATAATGATGCATTTGAATTACTGCAATTAACTATAAGACTTCCTCCAGCAATTGGTGAGGAACTAAACTTACTAAGTTGATAATTAACACCCTCAGTTGCTAATCCAACTGGTTGATAGTATTTTAATACTCCAGTTATAGAATCCCAAGATGCTACAAAACCAACAGCAGTTTGTCCAGTACCGATAGTTTGGGTAATTTGCGAATCTACTGGATAAGTTTCATTATTTGCAGTTGCAATTCCAGACAATTTCAACGAGTCTAGAGCACTAACTTCATTTAAAGACAATTTTTCTGTTGTGCTTCCAAATACTGTTGGATTTTTAATTATTCCAATTCTAGCAAAATCGTTTCCTAAGATTACGTCTGGATTTGTTTCATCTGTAGCATATCTAGAGTATACTAAGACTCGATATGCACCCAATTCTTTGTATATATCAAAACCATGTCCACCTTTTGGGGGAATTATTACATTAAATTCAGCAATAGTTCCATTATTTGTTAATTCTAATGGTACTCCAGGAGCACCTGGTTGGAATTTTATAATTCCACTAGTATAATTAGAACCACCATCTGTTACAAATACCTCAGAAACTTTACCAAAAGAATCTACAGTAATTGTTGCCTTTCCACCTATCCCATCACCCAATATAGGAATATTAGTAAAAGATTTAGAAATTGGTTGATAACCAATACCTCTGTTTGCAATAGTAATTACGTCAATCTTTCCATCAATAGCATTATTTTTTGTTGATATTGTTTCTCCTACATTTCCCCAATTTTCTGGTACAGGAATAAACTCAATAGAATCAAATTTTACAATCTCGGATGGTTTGATTGTAAAAAGATATTTCCAAATATATCCATCACCAGAAGTTCCTGCTGGTCTTGGTTCTAAGTCAACAAATTCTGGTTGGTCAAATGATGGTCTTCCTGTTGGGTTTTCTGGGTCACTACCATTCTGAAGACAAACATAAACTCTGAAATCTTCGTTTATAACATAAAAATTAGATTCATATAAACTTGGTTGATTTGTTATTGGAGTTTTATTGTAGATTGTATAATCATGACGGTACATTTCATAAGTAGTTCCAGATGTCCACTCAACTTTTCTAATCATTCTCCTTACATCTTGGTTTGTCACCTTTTTCATGGAAAGAATAGTTTCTTTAATTCTATTCTGTTCTTCTATTCCATCTGTAGGTGAGTACCCAAGACCCCAAGAGTCTGTTCCACCAGCTAGAGGATTCAAACTATTGGGTTGACCAATAAAAGTATAATATGTATTAGAAGTATTACCAACCGAAACAAAACTCTGTACAAAAGTTTCGGCGTTCATTACTCTAAAATTTTCAGTGATAATAGCAGGCATTTTTATACTACAATACTTTTTTCTTTATTTATTGCTATTTTATAGTACGGGTTCTATACACTTGTGGTGCAGTAGATAAACCAACAGTACCATTATCTGTATTTACAACAAATTCCTTTGGTGTAAATGCTCTTCTATTCTGATAATCATATATTTTACCCCAAGAGTATCTTCCATGAGTTCCATTAGTATTTGCAGTGGTATCTACAAATGCTGTTATAGGTTGCTCTGCATAATCCGAACCATATGCAAACATGCATCTTACTGTAACAATCCCAACACCACTTGGTGGTGGAGAAACACGTTCTGCTCTGTATATGCCATTGATAGAACCACCAGATTGTGCAGTTCCAACTTTAGAATCTGGATAATTATTTAATCCACCACTGTAAGTAGTAATTCCAGTAAGTGCTTGACCAACAACGGTATTACTTTCAGTAATTACAAAGTAATCACCAACTTCAAGTTCACTAAAGTTTACACCATAGGTGTTTAGTGATGAATAACCAATACCTAGAGTAGTATTATCATATCTCTCAGATTCTAACTCGAAATTAATAAAGGAATTTCCAACAGAAACATTTTTAATAAGTCCAAAGTCACCAACAACTTTTATTGACCTGATTTGCTCAGACTGAATTGTATCGGATTCAATTATGACTGGAGGTGCAATATTATACTGATAACCAAATCCAGGATTTGTAATTGTAACTGAAGATACGGAACCATTTGTTACTGTAGAAATTCCTGTTGCTCTATTGAAGATTGGTTCGGCATAGATAGCAGTTCCTGCTGAACCTACAGCAACAAATCTACCTTCATCTGTAATTACAGGAACATTTGGATCTCTCTGCTCTACTGGTGGAGGTGTGGGTATAAATCTTAAATCATTTAATTGATATAAAGAATTTGTCTCTCTGAACACCCAGGTTTCTAAATTCATTGAGTAATATAATTGACCAGAGTCATTTAAAGCAACAAATAAACCATATTCATATCTTATCTTAGTAAAATTGAAGGATATATTTGGAGTAATTTTTATCCAATTAGTAGACCCGTTATCAGATCTTAATATTGTACCTTGATTTCCTACAGCAATAAAAGTAGTTCCAGTCCATATTACAGATTCTAAATCTCTTGTCGAAGGAATGCCAAAAGATTGAGACCAAATATTACCATCATTTGAATAAGCTATATTTGCTCCATCTCCAACTGCTACAATCGTAGTTGAATTAAATGCTACACTATTGAGATTACCTAAAGTTGGTGGTGTCTTTTCATAGAAAGTTGTTGTCCCAATTCCTACTCCTTTAAACACACCACGATTATCACCAACAGCAATCCATATATCTTTTTGTGGGTGATAAATTATCTCATTAAGTGCATCATCATAGTTACTTACAGATAAAGTTGGAATAGGTGAACCAATAAAGAATGTTTCTTTGAACTTAGTCAGTTCACTCCAGGTCATTGAAGTCCCACCAATACCAGAACCTTTAACTATAGTTCCAGTGCTTCCAACTGCAACAAAATTGTCTTGTGGTGCAAATGTAATAGAGTTAAAATCTATGACATCAGTACTTCCATATCCAATAGTACTTTCTTGCCAATTTGTTCCATCTGTTGAAATTCCCAATAGATTACTAGATCCAACTGCAACTATTGGAGATGAAATTAAGACACTTGTGAAGTTAAAGATACTTGAGATACCAGATGCACCAGTCCAATTATAAATTGGGTCTTTTTTATCAATAAATGCAGAGGAAATTGCTACAGTTGGATTTACTATAGTGTCAAAACCAGACCCACCATCAACAATTGTTAATGATTCTATTGAAGATGTTGTTGAAACTGTTGATTGAACTATTGCTGGTTCTATTTCTCCGTCATCAACAATTTTTATATTTCTCAAACTTTCCTGTAATTTATCAACATCAGTAAATAATGGAAAAGCATTATTTACGTAGATTTCAATATCATCTTCTCCAACTGATTTAATGAGTCTAGTAATTGGAGCAACTCTAGAACGTAAACTTGGTCTTGCTTTAGAATACAAGACACCATTAATAATTTTATCTTGGGTTTGTTTTTCCCATCTTACTGGTCTTTCTTTAGTTGGATCGGTATTAATTCCAAGACTATCATAAGTAAATGTATCTAAGGTATCTGTAGAAATAATCTTCTTAACAACTCTCTCAAACTGTTCTCTATCAATTGGGTCAAATTTATTCTCACCAATCTGAACAACATCACCCTCTTTGATTGTTTCTGGTGGATCTATCTGAATAACATCTAAATCAGAACCTCTGAAGAATAATATAGTACATTTGGAATTTCTTAAAGGTGCCTCTTTAAATACAATTCTAGAACCATTCCAAATGTATGAATAATATGGTTGCTGTAATACATCATTAACGAAAACGAATAAATTGTTTTCCATTCTCATATCAGATTCTTTTTTAGTCTTTAAACTTAAGATTTTGGTTTCATTTCCTTCAGTAACTGTTAAAGTGAATTTTCTTTTTCTTCCGTTGAATAATCTTGAGACATCATCAAATTGTATAAACTGACCTGGATATAAACCACTAAACTTATCAGTCATTGATTCATCAACAACTACTTCAAATTCAGTGAAAGGTGTATTTGTTATTGTTCCACCAAAGTCATAGGTGTGTGCAATAGTTGAAATTCCAGCATTTAATACGACAGTTGTCCCTTCTGTTCCTTCTAGTGCCGTGAATACATCGAATGTATCACCAACAGTGTTGTAACTTGCTCCTGGATATGGGAAAACAGTTGAAGTAATACCTATTGTTGCAGTTCCATTATAACTATAGACAGAAATAGCATCATCTGAAGACCTGACAAAAGTATGAGGTGCTTGTATATCTTGTCTTACTGAATATGGAATTCCAGCAATAAAAGTATGATTTGACTGTGGTTCATGCTTAATAGCATTTGTAGATGCACTTACAAATGTATGATTACTAGTGTCTGTTCCACCAGTACCAACATACATTGTAAATGTTCCATCCTGTCTCTTAATTCCATCAGTAGTTGCACTTATGAATGTATGAATTCCTGTATAACTTGATTCACCAACATTAATATCGAAAGTGTCAGTGGTTACATTTGAAATTGCTAACCATCTTCCACTTGGGTAATCATAATTTGGTCTTGGGTAATATTTCCATTGAGAATGTCCATCTAAATCACAAGAATATCTCAATGAATTATCTTCAATTAATACATAATCACCATTACTAAATCCATGACCAGTAACTTCTAGTGTAACAACTCCAGTTACTGCATTGTAAGGTGCATCAGTCGCAGTGTGTGTAGTTAGACCTACTTGTATAATTTCTATAGAACGTCCTGCATAAGGATCACTTCCAGGACGTGGGTAAGTATGTTGTGTAGAATTACCATCTAAATCACAAGTAAATGTGAATGAATTGTCATCTAAAACAACATTTCTTCCTACACCTAATCCGTGTTGACCTACAGTGACAGTTAAATTACCAGTAGATGGATTGTAGTTTGCATCTGTTGGAGTATAATATCTGTTTGGTCTAGAAACACCAACATTTAAAGTAATTGTTGTTGATGTAAAATCTTTAACTGGAATTGATCTTGCTGCATATGGGTCGATACCAGGACGTGGATATGATTTAACGGACTGATTATTGTCCATATCACAAGTAAATGATAATGAATTTGGTCTTAATACAATTCCTTCACCTTTTGTAAATGGATGCTCTCCAATTGTTAAAACTACATCACCAGAAATTGGATTATAAGTTGCATCAGATGGGGTGAAATATCTTTCTGGATTTCTTGCTATTGAGTTTGTTAATGCACTTACAAATGTATGTGTAGATTGTGGGGTATATTCAATTGCATTTAATGAAGCAGTAACGAAAGTATGTTCACTAGTATCTGTCCCCCCTGTACCCACATTAATTGTAAATGTTCCATCTTGCCTTTCGAGACTGTAAGGATCTGCACTCACAAATGTATGATTACCTGTATATGTTGATGGTCCTACATTAATTTCAAAAGTATCAGTCGTTGAATTACTGATAATCATCCATCTACCACTTGGGAAATCATAATTTGGTCTTGGATATGCCTTAATTGCTGTATTTCCATCAAGATCACATGTAAACAGTAGTGAATTATCATCTACTTTTACATAATCACTATTACTAAATCCGTGATTTGGAACGGTGAAAGAAACAACACCTGCAGTTGCATTATAAACCGCATTAGTTACTGTATGAGTTGTTAATCCAACATTCGTAATTGGTATTGATTTTCCTGCATAGGGATCAATACCAGGACGGGGATAATTGTGTTGTGTTCCATGTCCATCTAACGCACATGTAAATGTAAACGAATTATCTGCAAGAACTACATTTCTACCAACACCTAGTCCATGTTGTCCTACAGTAACAGTTAAATCACCTGTTACTGGATTATAATCAGCATCAGAAGGTGTATAGAATCTATCCGTTCCTGCAGATCCAACATTTATTGTTACTGTTGTTCCCGCAACTCCTGTAACTTCGATTCCTTTGTTTGCATATGGATCAATTCCAGGACGGGGATAAGTTTTTTGTGCCTGGTTGGAATCCATATTACAAGTAAATGTCAAAGCACTATCACGTATAAAGATAGTATCACCAATTGAAACATTATGATTTCCTAATGTGAGAGTAATATCTCCAGTACTTGTATTGTATGAGGCATTTGATGGGGTATAAAAATCTCCTGGACCAGCAGCACCAACATATGCTGTGAAAGTATCTGTGGTTACTCCAGTTACCTGAAGCAATCTTCCTATTGCGAAGTGATCACTTTCTGGTAAATAATGCTCAGTGACATTATTATCCATCGAACATGTGAATGCAAATCCACCCTCCAACAGTTGAATTCTATTATTAGTAGTCACTGTATGCCCAACAGAAGTGACTGTAAATTCACCACTTAGTGGGTCATAATAAGCATCTGTTGGTGTTACATTTTGAATAAAACTTCCT